ATCAAGAGCTACACGGCGCTGAAAGAGCGGGTCGAGCGGGCAGAGAAAAACCCGGCCCTCGTCCGCAACCTCGTCTGCAAGGATTTCAACATCCGCGAAACGTCCTCCGAAGCCTGGCTCAATTTTGAGCAGCTGGACAACCGCGACACCTTCCAGCTCGACAGGGAAAACCGCCGCCTGATCTGGCAGCATTACATGGCGGACGGGAATGTGCAGGAGCGCGTCCTGTCCTACCCACGCTACGGCATCGGCGGCGCGGATCTGTCCAAGACCACCGACCTGACGGCGGCGAAGGTCCTGTTCCAGGTGCCGGAGCTGCCGGAGATCCTGTTTGTGCTGCAGATGTACTGGCTGCCGCAGGACCTTTTGGAAAAGCGCGTCACGGAGGACAAGATCCCATACGACAAGTGGCATGAGCGCGGGCTGCTCCGCCTGTCCGAGGGCAACAAGATCCGCTATGAGGACGTCAAAGCATGGTTCATCGAGGTGCAGGAAGACCTCGATATTTTTATCCCCTTTATCGGGTATGATGCGTGGTCTGCGTCTTATTGGGTGGACAGCATGGCGGACTATTTCGGGGCCGAGGCCATGATCGCCGTGCATCAGGGCGTCAAGACCCTGTCCGAGCCCATGAAGCGCTGCGGGAACGACTTGAAATCCAAGCGCATTATTTACAACAACCACCCGATCGACAAATGGAACCTCGCAAACACAGCCTATGACGAGGACAAAAACGGCAATATCCAGCCGCACAAAACGAGCAAGTCCACGCGCCGCATTGACGGCACGGCGGCCCTGCTCGACGCCTACACGATCTACGACCAGAAGCAGGCGGAATACACCAGTATGCTCTAGGAGTGACAACATGGGATTTTTTAAAAACCTCCTGAAGAATATCACAACCACCAAGCGCGTTTCGACCGTCCAGATGGTGCAGGAGCGCGGGAATGGCTTTTACAGCTACAACGGCAAAATGTATCAGTCCGACATCGTCCGCGCCTGCATCCGGCCAAAGATCAAGGCCATCGGCAAGCTGACGGCCAAGCACATCCGGGAGACCATCACCGCCCAGACGCGGAAGATCGCCGTCAACCCGGAGCCGTATATCCGGTTCCTGCTCGAGGAACCGAACCAGTACATGACAGGCCAGCTGCTGCAGGAGAAGCTGGCCGCGCAGCTGGTCCTCAACAACAACGCCTTCGCCGTGATCCTCCGGGATGAAAACGGTCTGCCGAACGCCATTTTCCCGGTCGCGGCCATGCAGGCAGACGCTGTCTACGACGCAGGCGGAAATCTGTACCTGAAATTTTACATGCAGAACGGCAACGTCCTGACGTTTGCCTATGACGACATCATCCACCTGCGCGGGGATTTCTACGAGAACGACATATTCGGCGACCCCATCGCCCCGGCCATCGTGCCGCTCATGGAGATCGTCACCACTACGGACCAGGGCATTGTAAAGGCCATCAGAAACAGCGCCGTCATCCGCTGGCTTTTGATGTTCGCATCCTCTATGCGCGCGGAGGATATCAAGAAGCGCGCGCAGGACTTTGCCGACAGCTTCCTCAATGTTTCCAACGGCACGGGCGTCGCGGCCGTCGACGCAAAGGCAGAGGCCAAGCAGATCGACCCCAAGGACTACGTCCCGAACGCCGCCCAGATGGATAAGACCACGCAGCGCATCTATGCCCTGTTCAATACCAACCCGCACATCGTCACATCCATTGCGACAGAGGATGAGCAGAACGCCTATTTTGACGCCGAGATCGAGCCGGTGCTGAAGCAGCTCAGCGGAGAGTACACCCGCAAGCTCTTTTCCAGGCGCGAGCGCGGCTGCGGCAACCGCATCGTCTTTGAGGCGTCCGCGTGGGACTTCGCCTCGACCTCGACCAAGCTCAACCTCCTGCAGATGGTCGACCGAGGCGCGCTGACGCCGAACGAATGGCGGCGCGCATTCAACCTCGCGCCGGTAGACGGCGGAGACAAGCCAATCCGGCGGCTCGATACGCAGCCGGTCAATCAGAATACAAACCAGAAGGGAGATGAAACCGCATGAAGATCAGCATTCGCGGGCCCATCGTGTCCAGCAACCAGCACCGCTTTTATCAGTGGTACGGCATGGAGGCGACGAGCCCTAAATCCGTAGCCGACGCGCTTGCATCAGGAAACGGTGAGCGGGCCGAAGTCGAGATCAATTCCGGAGGCGGCGAGATCTTCGCCGCGAGCGAGATCTATACCGCCCTGCGCAACTACGCGGGCGGCGTCCACATCCGCATCGTCGGCCTTGCGGCCTCGGCCGCGTCCATCATCGCCATGGCGGGCGAGTCGGAAATGACGCCGACCGGCATGATGATGATCCACAACGTCCAGTCCAGCGCCGACGGCGACTACCGCCAGATGGAGCACACCGCCGGTGTCCTGCGCGACGCCAACCACGCCATCATCTCGGCCTACATTGCCAAGACCGGAAAGACAGAGCAGGAGATCGCCGCCATGATGGACGCAGAAACATGGATCACAGCGGAGAGGGCCGTCGAGCTCGGCCTCGTCGACCGCGTCATGCAGCCGGATACCGGCCAGAAGCCGCTGGCAGCGGATTTTTATTCCGGCATGCTCAGCGAAGACGCGCTCCGGCGCGCGGAAAACTTTTTAAAAGGTCAGGCCGCAGAGCCTGATTTTTTTATGCCCGAACGGGCGCAGGCAGAAGCAAAACTGAAATTTTTAAAACTCAAAGGAGAATTGAAATGACAAAGGAAATTTACAACATCCAGCGCCAGAAGCTCATGGACGACGCCCAGAAGCTGCTGGACGAAAGCAAGACCGCAGAGGCGCAGGCCAAGATGAAAGAAGTCGAGGCCCTCGACGCCAAGTTTGAAGAGGAAGCCAAGATTCAGGCGAACCTCAACGCCCTCGCGGGCGTGCATGTACAGGGTCAGGCTGTATCGGTGCTTCCGCCAGTCGCTACGGCAGAAAGTATCGTTCTGTCCGGCGGCGCGAAGGCTCCGAACGTGCTCGACCGGTACGACACCGACGAGTACAAGAAAGCCTTTATGAACTACGTCCTGACCGGCAAGAAGATTCCCGCAGAGCTGACCAATGTGGACGCCAACACCAAGACAACCGACGTCGGCAGCGTCATCCCGACCACGACGATCCAGAAGATCTACGAGAAGATGGAAGCCATCGGCATGATCCTGCCGCGCGTAACACACACGTCCTACGCGGGCGGCGTCCAGGTCCCGACCAGCTCGGCCAAGCCGACGGCCTCCTGGGTCGCCGAGGGTGAGGGCTCCGACAAACAGAAGACTTCGACCGGCAAGATCGTCTTTGCGTACCACAAGCTGCGCTGCGCGATCTCCATGTCGCTGGAAGTTTCTATCATGGCGTACCCGATGTTCGAGGCACAGTTTGTCCGGAACGTCGCAAATGCGATGGTAAAGGCGAAGGAGCAGGCCATCATCAACGGCACCGGTTCCGGCCAGCCGAAGGGAATCCTTGCGGAGACCGCCCCGACCGGCCAGAACATCGACATTGCCGCCGCGACAACTGCTCTGACCTACAAGGATCTGTGCAAGGCCGAAGCTGCACTGCCGCAGGCGTATGACGGCGCGGTCTGGTTCATGTCCAAGAAGACATTTGAGACGCAGATCGTAGGCATGGTCGACAGCAACGGCCAGCCCGTCGCGCGCGTCAACTACGGCATCAACGGCAAGCCCGTAAACTACATCCTTGGCCGCGAGGTCATTCTGACCGGCGACTACCTGCCGGCATTTGCGGCGTCGGTCACGGCCGACACCGTCTTCGCCTTTATGTTCGATCCGGAGTACTACCTCTGGAACGAGAACATGGGCATGACGGTAAAGCGCTACACCGACGAGGACACCGACGACGAGGTCACAAAGGCCATCGAGATCGCAGACGGTGCATGCGTCGACGTCAACAGCCTCGTCACGCTGACCAAGAAGAAGGCCTGACGGCGCGCGGCCAACAGGGAGAGATAACCAATGGCTTTGATCAACGTTGCAAAAACCGCCCTGCGGCTGACCACAAACGCCCTTGACGACGAGCTCGCCGACGAGATTGACGCCTGCCTCCTGCGCCTGCATCTTGCGGGCGCGGAGGGGGCGGACGAAGACCCGCTGGTCAAAGACGCCGTCCGAGCCTTCGTCCGCTGGCAGCATGACTTCTGCGGCCGCGGCGACGAATGGAAGACGTGCTTTGAGGAGCTGCGCGACGCAATGGGCCTGTCCGACGACTATTCGCCGGGCGCCGAGGGAGGGGGCACGTGCTGTGATCTTTGACACCCAGATCACGCTGCGCCTGCTGTCCTACCCCATCGTGAGCGGGCAGACCACCGAAAAGCTCGAACGCGAGACAACCGTCTGGGCTGCCCGCAAGTCCGTAAACCGCGCCGAGTATTATCAGGCCGCGCAAGCAGGCAAGCGCACGGACGCAATTTTCCGCATGCACAGCGCGGAATACGGCGGCGAGCAGCAGCTCACCTGCGGCTCGGACGTCTTTGACGTCGTCCGCAGCTACGGCGCGGAGACGGAAGAGGTAGAGCTGACCTGCAAACGGAGGGACGGCGCATGATGATCTATGAGGCGCTATCAAGCCTGGGCGTCCCGGTCTGCCACCCGCCATACAAGGGCGGGGAAGAAACCTACATCACCTATCAGCTGCTCGGCCAGTCCGGGCAGCTCTACGCCGAGGGCGGAGAGGCCGAGACCGGCGTGCAGTACGCCGTTTCCATCTTTGCCAAGGGCTTTGCCGCCGGGATTTTAAAACGCGTAAAAGCCGCGCTGGAGGCCGCAGGCTACATCGCGACCGTCGACATGGAAACCTACGACAAGGAAACAGGCCGCACGCAGATCGCGCTCATCGCCGAGACGGAGGGCGCAGCCTATGGCTAACATCTCCATCACCGGTGTCGACGAGCTCATGGCCACGCTCCAGAAAGCGAATGTTTTTGATGAGAACATGCAGCAGGAGCTCCTGTACGCCGCCGGGGATATCATCGTCGAGGAGCTGCAAAATGCCGTCCGGGCGAGCGGGTTCCGCACGGAAGCATACGCCTCCAGCGTGAAATACCGCAAAAACATCAAGCAGGACAAAAACGGAGACCCGTACATCTCCATCACCGCAGTCGGCAAAAACGAGCACGGAACGCGCAGGGCGACCGTGCTTTTTGTTTTGAATTACGGCCGCGCGAAGGAGTACGGGCAGATCACAGGAACTTATTTTTGGACAAAGGGCGTCAGGAACGCGCAGAAGCGCGTAAACGCGGAGCTCGAAAAGATCCTTACACAAAAGCTGAAAGAAAGGGGCCTATTGTAAATGCCTAGTTTTGACTTACGCGGCATCCGGGCGGGAAAGTATAAAAACACGTCCGGCACCGTGACCTACACAGAGCCGACCGACGTCGGCGACGCCATGAGCGCGCAGCTGGAACTCAAGTTCGCCGAGGGCCGCCTGTACGCGGAATCCAAGCTGGCCGAGTATATCAAGCTTGCCACCGGCGGCACGATCTCGCTGGCTGTCAAGTACATCAAAAGGGCCGCACAGGCCATGCTCTACGGCTGCACATCCGATACGAGCAAGGAAAATCTGAAATTCTCGGCAAAAGACATCGCGAACTATGTCGGCGTCGGCTTTTACGCGCCGGATAAGATCGACGGCGTGACCAAATACACCTGCATCTGGGTGCCGAAAGCGCTGTTCGGCCCGCCCTCGATGAGCTATCAGACCAAGGGCGAGAACCTCCAGTTCAACACGCCGACCACGACCGGCGAATTCCTCGCAGACGATTCGACCGACGAGCTGCTGCTCGAGACCGAGACCGTCGACACCGCGGCGGAGGCCGTCGCCTGGATCAAGGGAAAGCTGGGTGAGACCTGATGGAGACGACCAAGCTCAACACCGTCGACTATGAACTTGAGGGCCGGGTCTACCGGCTCTCCTGCAACATGAACGTCCTTGCCGACGTGCAGGACGAATACGACGGCAATCTGCTGCGCGCGCTGAATACGGTGCACGGCCTCAAAAGCACGCTGGCCTTCCTGGCCGCCATGCTGACAGACGCCGCAGACACGCAGGGCATCACCGACGAAAACGGCCTTCCGCTGCGCTTTACGAGCAAGCAGCTGGGCCGGAAGATCACCATGCACCAGACGCTTGAGGCCGGGACGCGGATCTATCCGCTGATCCAGGCCGCAGTCGCACCGCCGGAGGAAGCACCCGGTGAAAAAACGTCGGAAGACGAAAAAAACTGACACCGCCGGGGAAACCGAAGCAGCTGGGCTTTGATTTCCCCGGCTTCCTCGCAATCTGGCTCTTCCGGCTGCATCTGCCGGAGCGGGATTTCTGGAAGACCATGAGCCCGCACCGCCTGACGCTCCTGCTGGACGCGCTGGAGCCGCCAAAAAAGCCGGAAGAGCCGCAGAGCCTCTCGGCCTACATAAACGGAGGCACGTAATATGCCAAATATCAACACAAAATTTACGCTTTCGGGCGAAAAAGAATACAAGCAGGCCATTTCCGAGATCGGCAGCGGCATGAAGGTGCTGGACGCCGAAATGCGGAAAGTAACGTCTGCGTATGGGAAAAATGCAGACAGCGCAAAGCTGCTAGGGCAACAGAATGACATCCTGCAACGGCAGATCTATTCGCAAACAGAAAAGATCCGCTATATGCAAGAGGCTCTGAAAAATTCCGTAAAAAAAACGGGAGAATCCAGCAAAGCTACAATGGCGTGGAAGGCCAGCCTGCAAAACGCAACAGCGAAACTGAACGATCTAAATAACCAGATGCGCGAAAATGAAAAGCGCATGGAAGGTGAAAAAGAACAAAAATACCGAAATAATATCGAACGGCTCAGCGCAAGCATGGACGTGCTGGACGCCGAGATGCGGAAGGTATCGGCAAAATATGCGGATAACGCAGAATCAGCAGAACTTTCGGCGGCGAAAACGGACCTGCTAACCCAAAAAATAAGCCTGCAGTATGACAAAATCGATAACCTGAAAGCTGGGCTCGAAGAAGCTGCAGAAAATTACGGATCAAACGCAGTGGAAACGCTGCGCTGGGAAAAAGAACTCAATAACGCGGAAGCCGAGCTTTACAAGCTGAACGGACAGCTGAAAAACAACACAGAGCAGATAGAAGACACGACCACCGCAACCGAGGACGCCGGGCAGAGCATGGGAAACCTCGGCGACGTGGTGAATGGCCTGACGTCCAAGCTCGGCATCCAGCTGCCGGACAGCATGAAGCAGTCCATGAACGCCATGGGAAGTCTGGACGCTTCGTCGCTGGCGCTAGCGGGCGGCTTTGCCGCCGTCGCGACGGCCATCGTCAAGGCGGAAAAGGCGCTGATCTCCATGACGAAGGAAGCAGCCTCGAATGCAGACGATCTGCTCACGCTCGCCTCCGTGACCGGCATGACGACCGACTCCGTGCAGGAGCTCAATTACATGGCGGACCTCACGGACGTCTCCATGGACCGCATCAAGGACAGCCTCAAGGAGACCACCAACAAAATGCAGGAGGCCGCAGCGGGCACCGGCGACGCCTATGATGCGTACCAGCGTCTGGGCGTAGAGATCACCAACGCCGACGGCAGCCTCCGCAGCGCGCAGGATGTATTTTACGACACCATCGACGCGCTCGGTGAGATCAAAAACCAGACCGAGCGGGACGCGCTGGCCATGGACCTCATGTCTGAGTCCGCGCAGGAGCTCAATCCGCTCATCGACCTCGGCGGCGAGAAAATGCGGGCTTACGCGCAGGAAGCGCATGATATGGGCTATGTCCTTGACAACGACGCGCTCAAATCCCTGCAGGGCGTCGACGACGCCTATTCTCGCCTGCAAAATACGCAGGAGGGCGTCAAGAATCAGCTGGCCGCAGAGTTCGCGCCATATTTGGAAGAATTCTACGGCGACGTCACCAGCGGAATCAAGTATATCGGCGATGTGCTGCAGCAATCAGGGCTGGTCGACTCCTTCGGCATGCTGCTCGAGACGGCGGGCGAGATCATCAACCCGATGGATACCCTGTCAAATGACAAGGTCCCGGCTCTGACGAAGGCACTGCGCCCGCTGTCGGAGGTCATGGCGGCAATTGCCGACGCCGGGGACTTCCTGTCCGGTCTGCTGACGCTCGATTTCAACAAGATGGGCACAGCGCTCGGCCTGAATTACGGAAAGGGCCAGATGTCGAATGTACAGAGGCTCAATACCAAGTGGATGCAGCAGGATACGAACCGCGCGACCGCTGCGAACGGATACGGCAGCTACTTCGACACCGACACCGGCAAAGCCTACGGCAATATGGAGGCATACGCCAACGCGCAGTATGAAGCGCTCGTGCGAGCGGGAGACAGCTCCATCCTCGGCAAGTCGCAGGATTTGTGGGTGCAGGAATATCTCAAAAAGCTGCGCGGCAACGCCGCCGGCACGGACAACTGGGCGGGCGGCTGGACGCGGGTCAACGAGAACGGCCTCGAGCGGATCTATCTCCCATCCGGCTCGCGCATCCAGACGGCCAGCGAGACCCGCTACACATCCGGAGATACCTACAACACCACCGTCTACGTCGACCACGTTGACGACCTCGACACCATCCTCCGCATCGCCAAAAACGCACGCATCACAACCAGAATGGGGGCGAAGTAAATGCCGACGTTTACAGTGCAGGCAAGCGGCTCGACAGCAGTCGCGAAGAACCACCCGAACACAAACTATTCGGATCTTACACAGTACAAATTCTTCGTAGAGCCGTTTACAGGAGACGCGGGAAACATTAAGCGAGGGGATAACGTATATATCAACTTCCCTGTGCCGGGCGACACATACAAGTTCAAACGGGTAACAAAAGTAACGCTTGCATTTTATGCACAGCCAACAGCAGAAAGCGACGCTACATACAAGGGGATTTGGACATATGTAAATGCGTTGGCGAGTCAATTTGATGCAGATGCAATGACATATGCGACAAGGCCTGAGATATACCAGACCTTCACAGGGGTCTCGGAGCAAGCAAACGGAAACTGGACGGCTCTGAATGAAATCATACAGCTAAATGCAGTTTTTGACCTGAAAAATTACAAATCAAAAAAAGAAGAACTGCAGCAAGGAATAAGAAATGGCTTTGTGGTCGCGCTTCGAGGAGGAGAATCAGGGACAAGCGAGGCGATTATATTCGGCGCAAAGTCAACACGGAAGCCATCGTTGGTGTGCGAGTATTCGGACGACACTGTAGGGATAACAGCGGATGGGTTTGCTCCAACAGCCGGCGCTTTTGTAAACAGATTTGAAAAAAATATGTTTACATGGCGCTGTGACGATGACACAGCCGACTCACAGGTCTGCTTCGCAGAGATAAAGCAAACCTCCGCCGTCTTCGAGTGGCGCGTCAAAAATGCGAGCGCCTCAAACACGATCAGCGTCTCCGGCGCGACAACCGCCTGCACAGTCCCTGCAAATACATTCCCGTCCGGGACGATCGAGTGGCGCGTAAAGGTGACGGCGAACAGCGGAACGACAACAACGTCTGCATGGCAGGAAATCACAACGACGGACGTCACACCATCCTGCAAGCCGGTCTCCCCATCCGGCATCGTCATCGACGCCACCATCGTCAACCGCTTCTCGTGGCAGCACATCATTTCCACCGGCACGCCGCAGAGCAAGGCGGACCTGCAGTGGTCCGCCGACGGCACGACCTGGAACACGCTCGAGACCGTCACGGGAGAAAACCAGTATTACGACGTTCCGGCGAACAAATTCACAAGCGGAACAAAATACTGGCGCGTGCGCACCTACAACACCGACGGAACGGCCTCGGCGTGGAGCGACAAGGCCGAGTTTATCGCCATCAACGCCCCATCGGCCCCGTCCATCGTCATCCAGTCCACCGGCCCGCGCCCGCGCATCACCTGGCAGACCTCCGAGCAGGAAGCCTATCAGCTGACGCTGTCCAGCGGATACGCATCCGGCACGGTCTACGGCACGGAAAAGGCATGGCGCTCGCCGGTCTACCTCGCCGACGGCAGTTACACCGTACGCGTCCGCGTGCAGAACAAGTACGGCATGTGGTCCGAGTGGAGCGCAGCCGCGCTCCCCGTTTCACACACCGAGGGCGAGGCCATCACCCTGACCGCCACCGCCGGCCATGAGGCCGCGCTCACCTGGCAGACCGCCGGGAGCTACGATTTTTACCTCGTCGAGCGGGACGGCGTGGCCATCGCCCGCACCGTCCAAAAGCAGTACATCGACCACACCAGCATCGGCTCCGTCACCTACCGCGTCCGCGGCTGCTACGACGAAAGCGATAACTACGGCGTGTCCAATTCCGAAACTGTCGAAGTGCTGCCCGAGACCAACATGATCTGCGACCTCGAGACCGGCGTCTGGCTCGAGATGCGCCTGTCCGAGACGCAGCTGCGCACCAACCGCACCAGTTTCTCGGCCGGGGTCTCGACCGTCCATCTGGCAGGCCTTGCCTACCCCGTCGAGGAGCGCAGCGAGCAGCGTGACCGCGCCCTGTCCGTCGCCTGTGCCTGGCCGCACGCGCAGCGGGCCGCCGCCCTTGCGCTGGAAGCCCTTGTCGGCCGCCTCGTCTGCCTCAAGGACCGCTACGGCAACATGGCCATCGGCTCGCTCCCGTCGCTCGAGAGCAACTGCGACGAGTTCATGCGCCGCTATTCCTTTACCATCTCGCACACCAACCGGGAGGAGGCGATCACCATTGACCCGTGACGTCCGCTTCCGCGTCGACGTGCTCAGAAACGGCGCACCCATCACCCACCTCCAATGGGACACCGGCAGCGCCCCGCAGATCATCGCCAGCCGCGACGCGACGATCCACACCAGCATCAAGGGCACCTTCCTCGTCAACGACGCGGTCGACTACCTCTCCGACGAGCTTCAGCCTGTCATGACCATCGACGGGCAGGAGACACCCCTCGGTATCTATCAGGCCGCGACCCCGAGCATCAAGGGCGCGGCTGGTCAGAAGCGCGTCGAGGTCGAGGCCTACGACCGCTGCTGGCGCGTCTACAGCAACCGCACCGAGACCATCCTGCACCTGGCCGCCGGTGCGTCCTATCTCACCGAGATCCGCAAGCTGCTCACCGCCTGCGGCGTCGCGCTCGTCATTGCGACGCCGTCGGACGCGACGCTGCAGACCGACCGCGAGGACTGGGATGTCGGCACGAGCTACCTGACCATCGTCAACGACCTGCTGGCCGAGATCAACTACAACAGCCTCTGGTTCGACGCATCCGGCGTCGCCCGTCTCGAGCCCTATCAGGAGCCGAGCGCGCAGAACATCGACTGGTCCTACGGCACGACGGACCTCTTTCTTCCGGACCGGCATCCGGGGCCGAACTTCTCAGATGAGGAAGACATCTTCGACGCGCCGAACGTCTTCATCTGCGTCTGCTCCAACCCGGATCTGGAGCAGCCCATGGCCGCAACGGCCGTTAACGACAATCCGCAGTCGCGAAAGTCCACATTCCGGCGGAACATGCGCATCGCCTCGCTCATCAAGGTCGACAACATCGCCTCGCAGGAGGAGCTGCAGGCCTACGCCGACCGCATGCGCAACGAGTCGCTCCTTTCCGCCCGGGCAATCACGTTTTACACGCTCAATGACCCCGGCCACGGCATCGGTGACGTCCTCGCGCTCACGCACGACGACATCGGCGGCATTTACCTCGAGACCGGCTGGCAGATGCAGCTGTCAGCCGGAAGTCTCATGACACACTCTGCAAAAAGGACGGTGATTGCATAATGGAAGGCGTCGACAGCCTGTACACCGAAGAACCAGAAGAGCAGCAGACCGAAGAACAGCAGCAGCCGTTCCAGCTGGCCGTCATTGCGACGGTCGAGGAAGACGGCCTGACCCTCACGCCTGACGGCGCGGAGGAGCCGACCGAGAAGCATTTTAAATGCAACACCGGCATCAACTTCGCCGCCGGACAGCGCGTGGCCGTCCTCGAACTGTCCGGCAGCAAGGTCGTCATGTTCCCGATCGGCAACCCCGGCGCGGACGCGCCGGCGAAGATCCCGCCCGGCGGAACGGCCGGGCAGGTGCTCAAAAAATCGTCCGACAACGACTACGCGCTCACCTGGGGCAGCATCACCGGCCTCCTGCCGACCGGAGGAACGAGCGGACAGATCCTCAAAAAGTCAGGCAACGCCGACTACGCCGTCGAATGGGGCGACATCAACGGTGCTCTGCCTTCCGGCGGAACGACGGGCCAGGTGCTCAAAAAATCCAGCGCCACCGACTACGCCGTCACCTGGGGCAGCCCCGACGGCATCCTGCCGACCGGCGGCACCGATGGTCAGGTCCTGCTCAAAAACGGCGCGAGCAACTACGCCGCCAAGTGGGGCAGCATCACCGGCGCGCTCCCGACCGGCGGAACATCCGGTCAGGTGCTGAAAAAATCCAGCGCCACCAACTACGCTTGCACGTGGGGCGACGTCGCCGGAACGCTTCCGAGCGGCGGAACCGACGGCCAGGTGCTCCTGAAAAACGGATCGACGGCCTACGCCGCGAAGTGGGGCACGGTATCCGCCGCAGAACTCAAGAGCGGATACAATTCGCTGGAGCTGAAAACAAAAACCCTGACGCCGTCCTCGAACGGCTTTGAGATAGGGACATCGAGCTATCCCGTGACAGTCAGGGGAGACGAAATCGTGCTGTATTACAGTTCATACCGCTACTGCACCCTTGCGTGCAACTCATCCGGGAAGCTGACCGTCAACGGCACAGCCATCAACTAAGGAGGGAATCATGAAATTATACGACATCGCGCTCGCGGCAAAGCCACTGCAGAAGCTCATCGAACAGGACCTGCCGCTCCGGCAGGCCTATCAGCTCGCCATGCTGGCGACCAGGCTCAACCCAACACTCGAATTCTACGGAAACCAGCTCATGAGCGGGCGGCCGCAGGCGGAGCTGAACGAGCTGGACGCCGACACGCTCCCCGAGCTGCCGCACATCACGCTTCCGCTCGACCTCGATATCCGGCTTTCCGCCGGGGATATCAAGTGCCTTGAGCCGTTTGTGACCTTCGAAGGAGCTGATAACGCATGATCACCATCCACTGCTCCCGCGCGTGTGCGCATCTGGCGTCGCCGCCGGAGCTTTTGACGGCGGGCATGGCCAAGGCCGTGACCGTTGAGTTCGTGTTTTCTGACGATTGGGACGGGCTGACGAAGACCGCCGTCTTCTCGAACGGCAAGACCACCGTCGACGTTCTGGCGGCGAACTGGGACGGGGATACCGTTCCCGTACCGCACGAAGTTCTCGCCGTCCCGGGCCGCCACGCCCGCGTGGGCGTCTATGGCGTGGACGAAAGCGGCGTCGTCCTGCCGACCGTCTGGGTGAGCCTCGGCAAGGTCCAGCCCGGCGCGGACCCATCCGGCGACGAGACCGCCGACCCGTCCCTGCCCGTCTGGGCGCAGCTGCAAAAACAGATCGGCGATCTGGACGACCTCAAGACCTACAACAAGGGTAACCTCGTCGACGCCATCAACGAGGCCCGCAGCTCCGGCGGCGGCTCTGGTGGCGGGGGCATCCAGTCGGCACAAATCGACGCGATCCTCGTGATGACAAAATCCGAATATGACGCGCTGGACAAAAAGGACGCGCGGACACTGTATCTGTTGGAGGGATAACATGCTGGCAGTTGGACTCAAACGCATTCTGGAGCTGTTCATCGGCTCCATGGGTATCAAATCCGCCCACCTGGGCACGAAAACCATCTACGAAAGACCGGGCGGATTTTTGTACATTGAACTCACAAGCGAAGAAAGGGGATAAATCCAGATGGCAAGTTTTTTCAATCTGACACTTGATACGCTGGCACCTGCCGGCCTATCGCTGATCCTGAACGACGGTGCACAGTACGCGACCAGCGCGACCGTCACGGCGAAGATCTCTGTCTCCGACGAGACAACAACGGGCTACCAGATGAAGATCTGGGGCACGAAGACGGCGGGAACCGAGGCGGAAGCGTCGTGGGAGACATTCACCGCGAAAAAATCCATCACGCTGCCCGACGGCGACGGCCTCAAGACGATCTATGTCAAGGTGCGCGACGACGTCGGCAACGAAACGGCCGCAGTCAGCGACACGATCACGCTCAACACGTCGATTCCTGCCGTGACCATCACCGGCCCCGACAAGAGCAGGATCTCGAAGGTCACGGGCTACGATGCAGCGGCGTTCTCCTTCGTCTGCGACGTGGACTTTGAGGAATACACCATTCGCGTCGTCCCGGCGACGAGCAGCCTGCACACGGCGGGCACGCAGATCCCGACGACGGGCGGCTCCACCAACGTCAGCGGCACGGAGGGAGGCTACAAGAAGAACACCGCCATCAACGTCACTGTCAAGGGCGCGGACCTCGAGGCAGCGTCTTCCGGCGACGGCACGAAGATCGTCAAGGTCTTCGTCAAGAACGCCGCCGGGACCTGGAGTGCCGCCTGATGGCCGCGCCGCAGCTGACATTCTCCATCACAGGCAACAAGATCTCGGCGGTCTCGGGGTTCGACTCGATCACCGTTTCCTTCTCGTCGGACATCGCCTACACGGCCTTCGAGTGCCGCGCGACGAAGTCCGGCGAGGATTGGGGCCGCGGGAAGGGCGCTTTGATTGCGTCCTTCTCCCAGACCCCGGCGGACACGCAGCGCACCTTTGAGGTTTACGACGATTTTCTGCTTTCCGGTGATGGGGAATACCGCATTTCGTTGTTCGCGCAGGGCGCGGACGGCAGCTGGAACGACAACTACGGCTTTATCCCGCTGGGAGAGTCGCAGGCGCTGAAGACCGCGGACGGCGAGGATTTTCTGTGTATGAAGGAGTGATCGTATGGCTTACAACAGCCAGTTTACCGGCGCGCAGATCGACGAGGCTATCGCCGACGTGCGCAGCAACAAAGACGCGTGGAACGGAAAGCAAGATGTGATTCTCGCCTCCGGTGCGGCCGTCGGGGACCTGATCAAGGTCAAGGCGGTGGACGCCAGCGGGAAGCCGACGGCGTGGGCGGTGGCCGTGGCTGGCAAGGACTATATGAAGACCGGCAACATCACCAAGCAGACGCTGGTCTCCGCGGAGACCACGCCGACCGAAAACTACGCCATCAACTGGCAATATGAGTGAGGAGGCCCCATGGCACACAAGACATTGATCTCCGGCACGGCCTATTCCGTATCCGGCGGGCGGGAGATGATCGGGGGCACGGGCTACGCGAAGAAGAAAGGCCGGGTGCTGGTGGACGGCACCGGGTACGACATCCCGTTTTCCAGCGGTATCCCGCTTTCTACCGTCGCGCTCGGCGATATCCTCATGCTGAATGAAAACGGCAGCCCCGTCCCGTTCTACGTCTGCAAGCACGACTACGAAAGCGGACTGAACGGCGCAGGGCGGACACTTCTGGTGAGGAAGGATTGCTATGACAAGCGTATTTTTGACAGCAGTAGCAAGATTTTCGCCGGAAGCTCGATAGACACATGGCTCAACGGAACCTGGATCAAGCTGCTGATATTGGACGTCCAGTCTGCGGCCGGCACGACAAAAATCTACTACTATGACGGAAGCAACAAGAAAGCAGTCACGACCCGTGCAGTGTTCCTGCTGTCGGCAGCAGAGTTTGGCTACAGCGATTATGCTGATACTGACGGAGAACCACTGGACAGTGCTGTGAGAAAACTACTTTCCACTGCTTACTATGGCGGAAATAGTGTTGGACAGTGGACGCGTACACCGGCCACCTGGACACGGAACGACGTGTACGTTATAATGCCTAGCGACTATTCGACTCATATGCCTTGCAACGACAGTTACGGCGTCCGCCCCGCCTTCACCATCCCCTCGACCTTCCCCGTGATCCAAAACCCCGACGGCACTTACAGCCCGGCAGCATAAAGGAGGACCCACATGGGCACACACCAAACGTGACATCGTTGGGAAATCAACATTACCGAAGAATAGGAGGTCAACGTGATCTACTTTAAAACAAACAATACAGAATACCCGGCCGACATTGCCGGGAAAGTCACCGACCGGGACTGGGGCGGCCGCAAGAGCAAGGCCGTCACGCTCGAAATGACCCACGCTGCCGCCGTGCAGCAATAGACAGGAGGAGCTTATGGACACCTGGTACATCACAATCGGAGGGCAGGAGATCGAGACGCGGCCGGCCGCCGGCCGCATGCGCGACGCCGACTGGGGCGGGCGCGAGAGCCGCGCCGTCACCATCGACAAGAGCGCGGTTGCAGACCCGCTGGCGCTGTTCTGCGACGGCGCCGTCTGGGGCATGATCCACCGCTACACAACGACCGTCCCTGTGTTGGACGCAGAGGGCAACGTCCAGATGAACGAGGACGGAACCGTCAAGTCGACGACCGAGACCGCCGAGGACCGCTACATGGACGACTACGCGGATTTCACCCTCGCAGGTCCCATCACCGACAATCGCGACGGCACCATCACCGTCAAAATGGGCAAGCCCCTGCCCCTCGAGCGGGCAGAGGCAGAAAAAGCCGCCGCCCAGCACACCGCCGCGACCCTCATGGGCATGCCCGTCTATACCGCCATCGGCGAGAGCAGAGCGCAGACCCTGCGCGCCGCCATCGTGACGGCCGCGGCCAGCCTGCCCGACAAGGACGCGTCCGAGGCCCCGGAGCTGTTCCCGCAGCTGACGGGCGACGGCAGTCTCGTCAAGTCCGGCACGCGCATCTGCTGGCAGGGCGGCATCAAGCGCGCAGCCGTCGACATCTGGGACACGGCCGAAAATACCCCGGACGCAGCCCCGAACCTTTGGGAGGATATCCAGTACAAGCAGGGCTACCGCCTCATCCCCGAGACCATCACCGCGACCCTTGCCTTCGCCAAGGGAGAGCGCGGCTGGTGGCAGGACGAGCTCTACGAGTCCCTGCTCGCCGCCAACGTCTACACCCCGTCCGTCAACCCGGACGGGTGGAAGAAGATCACGGAAGAAGGTACATAGCCATGGACACCAAGACCATCATCGTTACGCTCGTCTGTGCCGTGCTCGGCTCGTCCGCGCTGACGGCGGTCGTCAATGCCGTCGTCGGCGCGATACAGAAAAAGCGCGGCAAGGCCACAACGCAGGAGGCGCACCTGGCCGAGATCGACAAAAAGCTCGGGAAAATGCAGGAGCATCAGGACGAGCAGTATCTCGCAATTCTCCGACTGACCATCATGTCGGAGGAAATGCCAATGGCCGAGCGTTTGATCGCCGGGCAGAAATACGTCAAGCTGGGCGGCAACGGCGATGTAAAAAAGTTTTTGCACCAGCTCGAGAAGCAGTGTGAGCACAATGGAGTTTAGCAAGAAGTGGCTGATCTGCAGCGCGCTCGTCAGCCTCGCACTCATTATCGCCTGCGCGGCAGGCGCAGACCTGACGGAGATCACGCTTGCGGTGCTGGCTGAAACAACAGCTTCCAGCGGATTCTATCTCTGGAAGGCAAAGAACGAGAACCGCGCGAAGTACGCGCAGAAGTACATGGATAAATGGGCCGAGAAATACGGCCCGGAAGCGGCAGCACGCATCGCGGAGATCGTGCTGAAAGATTGAAAGGAGCATACTTATGGACTACACGCAAATTATCTCGGCAGTGATCGCGCTCATCAGCGCGCTCGTCTCGGCATTTCTGATCCCGTGGCTCAAAACCAAGATCGACGCGGACAAGCTGCAAACGCTCCGCACTTACGTTGAGATCGGCGTAAAGGCGGCGGAGCAGCTGTACACCGCGACGGACGGCGCGGCGAAAAAGGCGTATGTCGTGAACTTCCTCGCCGAGAAGGGCATTCAATTTGATGTGGAAACAATCGACAAGCTGATCGAGGCCGCCGTGCTGCAGCTGCACCACGAACTGTACGGGAGTGAGCGGGCATGAGTTACGTTATGAGAGCGTCCGAGCTTGTAAAAAAGCACATCGACGTTGCAAAGAATTACAAAACCGTGTACATGTGGGGCTGCTTCGGCTCTCCGGTCACGGATGGGATCATCACTGAGAAGGCAAAGCAATACCCGGACTGGTACGACGCCGCAAAGCAGGCCAGATTCCGCAGGCTGATCGGAAAGGGCTACTTTGGCTTTGACTGCGTGAATCTCACAAAGGGGATCCTGTGGGGCTGGAACGGCAACAAAAATGCCTACCACGGCGGCGCCCGCTACGCCGGAAACGCCGTCCCGGACGTCTCTGCCGACGGCATGATCGCCAAGTGCAGGGACGTATCCGCGTCCGGCTGGGATAAGCTCGTCCCCGGCGAAGGCCTGTGGATGCCCGGACACTGGGGCCTGTACATCGGAGACGGCCTTGCGGTCGAATGCACGCCGATCTGGTACGACGGCGCACAGATCACCGCCGTCCAGAACATCGGCACGAAAGCAGGCTATCACGCTCGCAAGTGGCAGAAGCACGGAAAGCTCCCGTGGGTGGACTACGACACGGAAACCGTCGATAAGGCCGTCGAGGACGCCAAGAAGACCATCAAGGCAAAGGCAGGACTTGCGGACAACACGATCAAATATCTCGCCGACTACAAGTACGGCGATGATCTCCTGAAAAAACTGGCTGCTGCCATGAGATAAAACCTGCCAGGACGGCGGGCCGAAGGGAGTGACGAAAGCATAACTGCGCGGCTGGCTCTGCCGAAGGAGCTGGAACACCTCACGCGCAGCGACTGGGAGCGCGTCACTGACGAGGGACTTTTGGACGTGATCGATCAGCAGATCGTGAGACTTTATATTGTGCGCAGGCTCCCGCAGATGGACGCGGCCGGTGAAATCGGCATCGACCGCAAGACAATCTCCCGCCGCCTGCCGCACATCTACAATATCGCCCGCCGTCTGGTAGGGAAAACGGGCAAAGAGAAAGCGCCATGAGCAACGGCTCATGGCGCTTTTTCTATGCCCACATGTCCCACAAATGGTACACAAATGGTACACAAATGCCCCCCAGCGGGGACGGGGAAACGCTAGAATGGTAGCAGAAAGGGGCGATACCGCATGGCGTACAACCCGTACACGGGCCGCTGGGAGATGGACGGCGCGCAGCAGATCCAGCTGCAGCCCATGCCGCGGCCGCAGGGCCCGCAGCTGCCGCCGCAGCCGCCGAAGCTCGGCGTGCTGACCGTGGCCAGCGAGGCCAGCATCAACAACCTGCAGATGCAGCCGAACGACAACGCGCTCGCGCTGCACGAGACCGAGAACCTGCTGTACTACATCCGCACGGACAGCATGGCGGCCAAGACCATCGCGCGGTTCCGGATCTTCCCGGAGCCGACAGAAGAGGAAAAGGCGGCAAACCAGCTGCAGGAGCAGCTGAAACAGATCACGGCCGGCCTAAAGAGCATGGCCGGGAAAATCGAAGAACTGGAGGGAAAGCTCAATGCAAAATCCGATTATGGCCCTGATGGGCGGAAACGGCGGGGGAAACAAGCTGCTGAACGGTCTGCTGCAGACAGCGAAGACGACGCTGCAGGGGCAGAGCCCGCAGATGGTGCTTAGCTTCCTGGCCTCGCAGCCAGGCTTTGAGGCGTGGTTCGAGGCAAACAAAAACAAGACGGTCGGCGAGCTCGTCGGCCAGATCGGCAAGTGATACCGCGCGAAAGCGCCTATCAAATTTCATTCCACCCAGAAAGGAGGGAAAACCATGGATAAGGATTATGGCTTCGGCGGATGGGGCATTGTCATCCTGATCGCGCTGTTCTTCCTGCTCTTCGCGGGCAGAGGCTTCGGCGGCAGCGGCGAGAGTGCCCCGGCGACGCAGGCCGACGTACAGCGTGCAACGGACTTTGCGGCTCTGGAGCGCCAGAACAACGAGGGCGTGGCCGCAACGCGTCAGGGCGCGTACGACGTCACAAGCGCCGTCAAGGACAACGCCTACAACATCCTCGGCGAGCTGCGCGATTTGCAGTCCGTCACGGAGAGCGGAATCTCTGTGCAGCAGAAGTGCTGCTGCGACATTCTCCGCGCGATCGACGGCGTCAACTACAACTCCAGCATCAACGCGTGCGAGATCAAGACGGCCATCCACGCCGAGGGCGAGGCGACCCGGACGCTCCTGCAGCAGCAGGAGAACCAGCGTCTGCGCGACGAGCTCGCGCAGAGCAGAGCCGCGAACAACGACTACATGCAGTCGCAGTACATCCTCGGCCAGCTGGGCCGGTACTACCAGAACCCGCCCTGCAATCCGTGCGGCTGCGGCGGCTGACGCGGACCCATCCTGATATAGCTATCCGGGGCATAATGCCCCTTCACATAAGCCCAAACGGAAGGAGTAATGAAAATGGCTTGTAATAACGGCAATGGAAATCGGGCGTATCAAAAATCATGCGTCCGATATTTTAATAACGCGCCCCAACTGCTCGCGGCAGACAGCGAAAACGTGCTGACGCTGGCCGGGGCAAAGGTCGTCAATTCCGGTTCGTCCATCCAGGTCGAGCCGCAGAGCTACGACACGGTCAAGATCGGCCTGTATCATCTGGCCGCAGATGCGGTCATCGCGGCGACGGCCGCGGGCGTCCTGACCCTGCAGTGGTACATGGACGGCGTCGCGCTGCCCTGCACGCTCAAGCGCGTCACGCTGCCGGCATCCGGCAATGCGGAGATCCACACGGAGACGGATCTGGAGCTGTCCGGGTGCTGCTGCTGCGTCAATCATACATTCACGCTCGTGGCGACGACCGACAGCACGGCCGCAGGCTCCGTGATCGAGCTTTGCACGGGGCTGCTCAAGCTCGCATGAGGTGCTATCATGCAGGCGTATAAAGACAAACTCCACGCCGCGCTGCGGGAGATCGCGGAGTGCCCGGTGTCCATGCGTACGGTCGAGCAGGCCGCAGCAGTCACAGATCTGCTGTGCCGGCTGGATAAGCTCGAGGACCACGACGAGCCGGAGACGGCCACATTTGATCGCGAAACGGCGATGCAGTGGGCAGCAAACATGCAAAACGCCGACGGCACGGCAGGCCCGCACTGGACGATGGAACAGACAACGGCCGTGGCCGAGAGCATGGGCATTCAGGCGCCAGCGGTCCCGCGCTGGGCATGGGGCGTGACCATGAACATGATGTACTCGGACTACTACCCCGTCGCTGTAGAGTTCGGCCTCAACCGCCCGGAATTCTACGCCGCCCTGGCAAAGGCGTTCCTGCTCGATAAAGACGGCCCGGGGCCGGAACAGAAGCTCATGGCGTATTATGAGCATATCGCAAAATAAAGAAATCCCTCCTGTAACCAGGAGGGATTTCCGCTTGCTATAGAATCTATATTTAAATGGGATTCATTCATGCGTACCGAATAAATGTATAACCATCAATCCGCGAGGGGGTAGAGGGTGACGTGCATGTCGCTGCCGGATTTGGTGTAGGATTTGGCCTGTTTATGGTAGAGGATCTTCTGCAGGACAGTTTTCAGGAGAGCGTTTTTCTCCTGCGGGGATGCGGCGAGCGGGTAGGTCTCGAGGACGCGGCGGACGGCGGGGGCCAGACGGGCGCGGGCCTGTCTGGCACGGGCCAGCTCATGGATCGTGGTCTGGCTTGCCTCGATGCGGTCGACGATGACCTGCTTGTCAGCGGCGAGCGCCTGCGAGCGCTGCAAGAAGATCTCCGGCGTATAGACGCCGGTCTCGACCAGCTCATACGCGCGGGCCTCCTGCGCCTCCAGCTTGGCAAGCTGCTTGCGGTCGGCGGCGATCGAGGACTCGAGCGCGGTGCGCATGGGCGTGTCATCTGGCGCAGCGGCCTCACCGAGCTCCAGCTCGCGCAGCCAGCCACGCAGAGCATCCAGCACGGCGTCCTCCACATCGTCATACCACGCGCTGACGGTCGTGCAGCCGTAGGAGGGACAAAGGAGCGTATCGCGGCGGTTGCCGGACGACGGACGGCGCACCATCACGCGGCCGCACTGGTCGCAGCGGACGAGCCCGGCGAGGCTCGTCACGGTCCCCCATGCGCCCTTGCCGCGCGGGCTGGCGCTGGAATAGCTCAGAGCGACGGCCTTGTCGTACTGCTCCTGCGAGATCAGGCCGTCGTGCAGCCCTTTATAAAGCTTCAGATCCTCCTGCCGGGTGCGGGGGCGACTGACGACGACAGCGCCGTCGACAATGCGCTTCGTCTCTGGCCGCCCGCCGGACTTGATCCAGCCCGCATTTGCCGGGTTGCGCAGGATATCCAGCACAGAGTCCGCGCGCCAGAGGCTGCCGGAGTTGGTCGGGACGCCGAGGCTGTTCAGCCGCGTGGAGATCGCCTTCGCGCCGATGCGCGCGCAGCCCTCGCCGGTGTACCAGTTGTAGATCTGCTGCAGGACGGGGGCCTGCTCCGGGTGCGGGACGAGCTTGTAGCCCTTGTCGTTCGGCAGCTTCTCACGCGACCAGCCGAAGGGCGTCTTGCCGGAGATCCATTTGCCCTCGCGCAGAGACGCCTCCTTTCCGCGGGACAGGCGGCGCTTGATGGTGTTGTACTCGCGCCGGGACATAAAGAGGCCGAATTCAAAGTATTCCTCGTCCATCTCGTTGTTCGGGTCGTAGGTCTTGTTCGGCGTGATGATGCGGGTGTCGGAGTATTTAAAGGTCTGGGCAATAATGCCCTGGTCGATGGTGTCACCGCGCGCCAGACGCTCGACTTCCATGACGATGACGCCCGCATAGTTCCCGGTCTCGACGAGCTGCAGGACCTTCTGCACCTCCGGCCGGACGGCGATGGAGTCACCGGTCACGACCTCCTCGCAGATCTCCACGACGTTCAGCCCGCGGCTTTCGGACAGCGACAAAAGCGCGGCCCGGTGCCGTTTGAGCGTGTCGGTCTGGCCGAGAGCTTCGGCCTCCATGTCCTTCCGGGACTTGCGCAGGTAAATGATGTACTGCGCGAGCGGGTCGGCGATTTTCCAGGTAGATGTAAATTTCATAAGCAGATTCTCGCCACAAGGGCAAAAGGTTATACGGATACCGCTCCGGCGCCGGCCGGGGCGGTTTTATTCATGTGCGGATCCAGCCGATCGATGGGATGAGCACGTCGACCAAAAGCGCAAGGGCACACAGCAAAAGAATACCCAAGAGGATGAGCGTCACAAGTCGGTGCATGCGCAGGGACTTCTGCTGCTGAGCAAGCTGTGCACGAAGGGCCGCGGTCTCGGCACGGAGTTTTTCAGCATCGGGAGGCTCGGAAGGCTCGGCAGGCTCATCATGCGGAATGCCGAAATACTCATCCATAGAAACGCCCATCTCCCGGCAGATCGGGCCAACCGTGTAAACAGACGGATTTTTGATGTCGCCGCGAAAGAACTGGGAGACGGTGCCGACGGAAAGGTCGGTATTTTCGGCGACGTCCTGATTTGTTTTGTGCGGAGTGATCGTCTGCTTCTGCTCACGGCACAAATCAGATAATTTTTCCTTCAAAACATGTCATTCCCCCCAAAAAAGCCAGACGTCTGACTGCAAAAAGCAACTGCCATATCTTTACAAGACTACCGTGGACAGGCTACCCTAAAGTTACAGACGGCTCCCGGTCGCCTGCGCAAGCAAAAGCCCGCGCCGTTGTTCGGCCAGCGGCGCGGGCGACATCTCAAAAACCAAGCGCGTACATGAGGCCGGGGATGACGCGGACGAACAGGAAGCAGCCAGCACAAAGCGCAAGGGCAATGACGATGATAACTTTCCGGACTCTGCGGGGACCAGCGACGGCGGACTCGTATTCCTCAGGCGTCATGCCATCCGTGTACTCATCGTAGAGTGGGCGCCCGGCGTCGTCTGTGAACTTGTTATCATAGATCCGGCAAAAATCAACCAGCGTGCCAATGCCCCAAAAGCCGAGCGTAAAGAGCCAAAGAAGCCCCGTCCAGATCTTGCCGACATAAAAACGATGTGCACCGAAGCCGCCGAGGAAGATACAGAGCAGCAGCGCAGTCGAGCGCTTCTTCTGCGCGGGCTGGCGGGGCTCCCGCGCGCGGGACTCGGCCTTCGCCTGGTCGCGGATGTAATTCACGGTCCCGCAGCCGCAGTACGGGCAGATCAGAGCCTCATCGTCGATCTCTTTGCCGCATTTGTTACAGTACATAAAACCTCCTACGGATCACAATCCTTGCACGGCGTGTACAGCGCGGCGGCCTCTTCACGCGAGCCGGTGAAGCTGCCGCGGTTCTCGGGGTTCATCTGGTCGACGTGCGAGCAGCCGGGAAGATGGAAAACGCCGCTGGACTTGTTGTAGATATACGTGTGGATGCTGTCGCCGGTCGCACCGGAGATGGCCGGAGCCTCTGCGGGAAGCGTGCCAGGGAGGAACGAAACAAAATCGCTGACGATCGGTTCCAGCGGCTCCACGTCGAGCGGGTCACCGCCGATGCTGGCGTAATACTCGGCCTGCGCCTCGGTCTGTTCCGCGTCTGTATATTCCGCGCTGCCGGTAAAGGCCGGATCCGCGGCGGGGAGCACAGCGGCGTCGGCCGCCGCGCGAAGCTCTGCGGGCGAAGATTTGTAAGAGCGGGCGGCAGAGATCGTGTCCGCCAAACGGAGCAGCCCGACCCAGCCGACAAAGGCCAACACACAGCAGACCAGCACAAGCAGAACCCTGCGCCATGTCTGTTTCATGGCAAAACCTCCAGTTTGATATGTAAATTTTTGTAGACTCTCATAATTGTAATTAACGAACGTATGTTCTAATATAATCATGCGAGTCAGGAAAAGGAATCTACAAATATTGTAAGCCACCGCCGAAGAAAGCACAACCGGGAAAGTGAACAAAAAATGAACGGTCTTTTTGTGGAAGAATGGGGGAATGGATAAAATGACGCGAAGTTTTTACCAGCAGGACATCCGCCGCATGCTGCGGCTTGCGACGACGGAACAACTCGATCTGGTCTGGCGCTTCCTGCGCGGGCTGGTCGCATAGAGTAAAAAATGGACCGGGGACGGTTATTCGTCCTCGGTCCATTTTTTTGCGATCGCCTCGAGTAGCTGCCATTCTTCGATGTCAAGCTTGCTGACGATGGAGATAAACCGTTTGCGCGGCGCGTCGTCCGGATCACGCATGACGGTAGCCATAAACTCCGCGATCTCCTGATTCCTCGTCAGTTTTTGCTTCATCTCGCCCTCGCCAGTGCGGAGCCAAGTCTCGCTCACGCCGTATTCACGGCAGATGGCAAGGATCATGGAGTTGTTGGGAGTGCGGACACCGCTTTCATAGCTGGTGATGGTATTGGCTTGTACGCCGAGTCTCTCGCCAAAGTCTTTCTGGGTAAGCCCTAGGGATTTCCGGAGCTCTTTAATACGGTCTTGCATATCGTGTTCCCTCCTTGCGACTATATAATATCGCAAAAATATCGCGTTGTCAATATTTCTTTGAGAAAAGGGCTTGACAAATATCACGTCGTGATATAATATAATCACGTCGAGATAAATTAGCAATACAACGCGAGGTGAGAACAATGTCTGAAAAGGAAAAGCAGGCAATCGAGAGCCTGAACAAGAGCACGGAAAAGCTGACGCCTGCGCAGATGCAGCGTCTGAGCGATATCGCCTATGGTATGGCGCTGGCGAAGGAAGCCAAGCAGGAGGAACGGAAGGAGGCGTGAGCCGTGGAAACGCAGGAAGAAAAGCTCACCAGATGGGCGCAAGAAGAAGCGCGCGACCGGGAACGGACGCGCAAGCGTCGGGCAACCGTCCAGCTGGTGATTGGGATCGCTTCGATGATCGTATCGCTGCTGACGCTGGCCGTCGCCATCGTTGCTTTCACGCGGGCGTAAACGGCCAGCCGAAAAGAGAGCTGGCCGAAAAGAGCAGCGCGATGACGGAAATGATGAGGGCCGCGGAGGAAAAGAAGAGCGAGAGCTTATAACGAGAGCCGTCCCGTATGTGCTTGTCGTATTCCTCCTGCGAGAAGTCTGCCAGCGTCACAAGGGTATCGTCGTTGCACGCATCGTCATTGAATCTGAGCGCCCCAACGGGCATAGCGTCCTGGAGCACCAGATAGTTGCCACAGCCGGTTTCGTCGAGAATGTCGCCGAGCCTGTGCTTGCGAACGACAGCGGCGCAAATTTTAAGTTGTTTATCAGTCATAAAAACACCACCCGCCAACATCTTACCACGTGGGCGGGGACCGAACAAGGGTAAAAAGCGTAAGACTGTAAAATCTGGAAAAACTAACGCCGGAAGGAGGCTGAACCATGAGAAAGCCGTATGACCCGATCGCGGACGAAGAGCCGCACATCGTGGCCGAGTATCATTTTCCAAACTGCACGGCGTATATCGCCGACAACTACCTGCGTCGCCTGACGCCGGAGCAGAAAGAGGCCAACCGGCAGGCTGCCCGCCGCGTGGCGTGGCAGATCCTCGAGCGGGCCGCAGCCGAAGGGCGTCTGCCCGCGGCCAGCAATTAAACGCGCCGCAAGGCGCGTACATAGGAGTCGATATTATGGCGAACATCAAGACCTACACCATGACGCTGGATGCGCAGGAGCTGCGGGACGTGATCGAGGCGGCGCTGGTGTGTGAGTGCCAGAACGCCGAGAACGCCCGCGCCATGCAGCGCAAGGGCTACGATCTCGAGGCACAGAAGCTGCATTGCATGAACGCCCGGCTGATGCGGGTGGTCAAGAGAATACAGGAGACGGAGGCGAAGGCATGAAAAAGCTGATTCTGACAACGGCTGAATGGCTGTATCTCAAGTGGATACTCGAAAGGAACATGATCCGGATGGATGCGGATGCGTTCCGTCTCAAAGAGGGAGAGCCGGGCAGCGAAGCAAGGCGGGAAGCCATTGGGAAAGAGCTCGAGAGCATTGAGAAGGAGCGCAGGAATATCGAGTTGGTGCTGGAAAAGATCAAGGCGGCGGACAGCGTACAGGACGGAACGGAGGAGAAGAAATGAGAACCAATCTTGCGGAGCGGCTCGGGTATGAGCCGGAGGAAGAGACCAGGGAGCGGCAGGAGCGGCTGCTGGAGGAGCTGCGGTACCGGGAGGCCATGCGGCGGGTGGTGAAGACCTGCTGCGTGTGGTTGGGAGGCGCGGCCTTTGTGCTGGCGGTGATCGCCGGGTACGCAGAGATGACCGACGCATGCGTCGCGACCGGCGCGATCGCGCTGGGCCTGACGACCTACGGGATCCTGTGATGGACGAACCGAAGATCCCGGTCGAGCTCCGGCCGGATCAGCTGGCAGACATCATCGACGCCGTCCTGGCTTTTGCCGATGACTGTGCCAACGACCGGGAGATCCTGCAGAGCATGCCGCGCGTCGACCGAGACACGGTCGAAGACCTGCTGCAGCGCGAGACGGCGCTGCAAACGCTCGCGGCATGGCTGCAGCACGTACAGGAGGAAGCGGAGTGAATTATTTTGCGCCGCGCATGCGGCCCATCCCGCCGCCCTGCGGCCGGAACTGCCCGGACCGAAGCGGCACATGCCGCGTCGGGTGCTGCACATGGACGCTCTACGAGAGCATCCGGAACCACATCTACGACGTAAACCACCGCGACAGGGACAGCCTGCAGCCCGATCTTGCAGCGGGAAAGCAGATGGTCCATGCCGACAACCAGATAAGGAGGCGCAAACACATTGCGAAATAGCATCGACTACCCCGGCGAGCGGGCGCCGCGGCGCCCCGCCGTGATCGCCCAGGCCGGATACACCGGCCAGAACCACTTTTCCGTTACATATGGAGACCAGAAACTAACCGTCCGCGCCGAGGACGGCTATGCGGCCCTTTTTACCGCCGCCAAGCACTGGGGCTATAAATTCACCCGTCCGGAGTACCATCAGAACGCCCGTGCGACCAAGCTCCACTACACGCCGGACACCCGGCCGGGGGCGCTGGTATGAGGTTCGTGTGTGACGCCTGCCAGGATATCACGAACATCGAGGCCGACCGAATGGAGATCCAGGGCGCCATGCTGGAATGGGCGTGGTGCCAGCACGTTGGGAAACAGACCTGTTTCGACCTGGCGGCGTTTGGAGGTGCAAAAGCGGAATGAAATGGCATATTGCAAGTGTCAGCTGGGGCAAGGACAGCCTGGCCATGCTCCTAATGCTGATTGCCAAGGGCTACCCGCTGAATGAGGTGGTTTTCTACGATACCGGAATGGAGTTTGAGGCGATTTACCACACACGGGATCAAATGCTACCCAGCCTGGAGCAGCTGGGGATCAAGTACACCAGACTGGAGCCGGAAAACCCGTTCCTGTTTGATATGCTGGAAAGGCCGGTTTGCAGTAAGCAGAAAGGCACACACCAAGGTTATGGCTGGTGTGGCGGCCTCTGCCGCTGGGGAACCACGGGGAAGCTGAAAGCCATAGACAGGTACGCGGAGGCGCGGGACGCTATGGTTTACGTTGGCATAGCTGCCGACGAAACGCCGCGACTGGAAAAAGAACGGAAGCCGTATAAACTGCACCCGCTGGCGGAGTGGGGCATGCCGGAAGCCGACGCCATGGCATATTGCTATGAAAACGGGTTTTCGTGGCTGGAGGGCACGATCCGCCTTTATGACGTGCTGGACCGTGTTTCGTGCTGGTGCTGCTGCAACAAGAACCTGCGGGAACTGCGGAATATGTATATTTACCTACCGGAATACTGGGAGCGCCTGAAAGACCTGCAACGGAAAATAGACAGGCCAATGAAAGGCTATTACAAAGGCAAGCCGCGCGGCGTGTTTGAACTGGAACAACGGTTCCGCGCAGAATTGGAACAGGAGGCAAGAGCATGAGTATTATTTGCATAGCCAAGGGAACGGCAACCATGGGGGCATACAACCATAGGCCACGGCGGAGAGGTCACCAGCCAGGAACCGGCACGGTGGGAAGTATCACACAAATTACGCAATCTGTGAACGGTGCGGAAAACTCTGTTACCGGGTGCGTCGATTTCAGAAACTGGGAATGGCGCGGCACGCCGGAGGGAGGAGACAAGCATGAGTAAAGCTGTTTTGATCAGCATCCGCCCGAAGTGGTGCGAGAAAATCATCAACGGGCAGAAAACTATCGAGGTGCGCAAGACGCGCCCGAAGATGAACCCGCCGTTTAAGTGCTACATCTACAAATGCGGAAACGGCAAAGTCATTGGGGAATTTCTGTGCGATGAGATCATCAACATTAACGGCGCGGAAAGGATCCCGTCAGATGCTGCGCGGCCAACCTGCATAGAGCCTGCGGAGCTGCACCAGTATCTCGGAGCTGCCACCGGCTTCGGCTGGCACATCTCAGATTTGCGCGTTTACGATCACCCGCGCGATCTGTGGGAGTTTACGGCTGCTTGCAGATATAAAAATGATGATGGGACGTGCCCGTCATGCAGGATTGCGTGTTCGTTCCAGAGATATGATTACAACCACGACGGAAGCATTAACATCGTGGAATGTGAAAATACAATTCGCCGCCCGCCGCAGAGCTGGCGGTATGTGGAGGAAGAGATATGGAACGATTGGAGCGACTGACAAGCCGGAATGAAGATTGTGTTTCGGTAAATGGGCACGGTCTGTACCACTTAACGATGACCGAAGTCGTCCAGATGGCAGATCGCCTCGCGGCCTACGAGGACACGGGGCTGACGCCGGAGGAAATCAAGGCTCCATTTACGGAGGACACGATGATAAATCTGGCAGCGCAGGCGCTGGGCGTGGAGCCTAGCCGCCTCCGCGAACTTACCGAGGCCGACAAGGACGGGCGCGTGGTCGTGCTGCCGTGCAAGGTGGGCGATACGGTGTGGATTGTAGGCACTGTGAGAAAATTGTATAGCGCAAAAGTTCGGACATTCTTCTGCGGGCATCCGTCCGCAGTGCGTGGGGACGATGTCGATGGACATATACACATGATTCGCACAACAGAGTGCGACATCCCGATGCAAGAATTCGGAAAAACCGTATTTCTGTCGCGCGCCGAAGCCGAGCGGGCGATGCAGGAAATGGAGGGCAAGCCATGACCAGAAAACGCGCAAGGAGGGGCGAGTTTTATAGTAACTGCTTTCTCGAAATGCTGAAGGCAAAATTACGAAATCCATCTATAAAGGTAATGTACCTGCCAGCTTTTCTAAATGAATGCTCTTGCCCACATTGGATGTGGCTGGACAAGGATGGAGAGCATGACTTTCATTTTAAGGGTCGGCTTCCTTGGTGGAAATGGATCTGGCACAGGGGCTATATCCGGACGGTCCACCGCGGATGTTACAAAGGCTGCATCGACCAAATGATTGAGAAGAAATATTACTCATTTTGCAGTAGAGGCGCTACAGAATGAGCGGACTGCGGTTTGAGAGCATGGCGGACATGCCGCCGAGGATGCGGGAGCTGTATGCCAGGCGGCAGATCGACCTCTCAGGCGCTGCGGCGCCAGCTCCCCTTCACAAGGGGAGCCATGGAAAGACGAAGTACGGCAGCCGGAAGGATACGCGCGGCGAGCTGCGCTTCGACAGCCAGAAGGAGGCGCGGCGCTATGACGAGCTGATGGTCATGCTGCGGGCCGGGATCATCTCCGACCTGCGGCTGCAGCCGCAATTCACCTTGCAGGAGAGCTACATCACCGAGACTGGCGAGCGCATCCGCGCAGTGCGGTACACGGCGGACTTTTCGTACAAATTCGGCGGCAAGCTCGTCGTCGAAGATGTGAAGTCCAAGCCGACGCGGACAAAGGAGTACCTGCGGAACCGCAAATTCATGCGGTCAAAATTCGGGATCGAGATCCAGGAGGTCTAACATGCCAGAAAAAAAACGAGAGCAGCCCGCGCGAGGCATGCGGGCTGCCGAAGCAGGGCAATGCCTGCCCGTATGCAAAGCTCGCGCCGGATCTTTGCGCGCGGTGCGGCTGGAGCCCGGATGAGCACGCGCGGCGGCAGGCGCTGCCGCTGACCGAGAACGCCGACGGGCTGCGACACAAGGACATCAGCCAGCCCGAGGACTAAGACCAGCAATCAGCCGGGAACCATATTTTTTCGGACTTATGCCGCGGCCGCTCCGCCATGAGACGGCTGCGGGAGGATCACCCCGGCTCTGCACCCGGCCCGCGAAACCTCAAGCCCGCGGGCCGGGGATAAAAAGCGCGTGTGGAACGTGCGCGCGGATGGGAACCGTCAACGTTACCCCACGCCGGGTGTTGGGATCGCCCGGCGGCATCGTGTTACCTCCTTATGTGAAGCTGTCTGAGCAGACAAGGGCAGCTCGTCTGCGGCGACAGGGGGACGCGCAGGCGCAGGCGGTGCAAGTCCGCCCTGCATAGGGGCCGGGAGACCGGCCCCTGACGAAAGGAGAATGGAAATGTCACACGTAGTCGATCTGACGGGCACGGACTTTGGATATTTGCATGTCATCGGGCGGGATACCAGCAAAAAAGGAGACAGGGCACACTGGATCTGCCGGTGTAAATGCGGGACCATCTGCAGCAAGGACGGCAGATACCTCCGGAACGGGCATGCAAAAAGCTGCGGCTGCTTCCGGAAAGAACGCGCGGCCACGCTCGTCACCAAGAGGGATCCAGCCAAAAAGCCAAAAGCCGAACCGAAGAAGAAAAAATTCGGCCGCGGCCCGCAGCGGGCAGGATCCGGGATCTGTTACAACCCACTCTGCCCGACGCGCAACAACTACCGCGGCGCCTGGAGCTGCACCGAGTGCCGCTTCTGCCCGGAACGCAAATTTGCCCGCCAGTCCAGGCGGGAAGTACTTACAATTTGAAGGGAGAATCGCAATGGGAAAGATCATGGAGCTGTTTTATGGCGAGCTCGGCGGATTCCAGACGTCCATGGAGGATGCCGGCTGGTACGTCGAGTTCCGGGATGAGAAATATCCGCCGCGCGTCACCATGGACCAGCTGACGCCTCCGCTGTTTGAGATAACGGAAGATGGCCCGCAGAAATACGAGCCTGCCTGCATCCAGGTCATCGGCACGCCGGACCTGCGCGTCGTAACCACAGGCAAACTGCAGATCGGGAAGAAGGATCTCAACAAGTACATCAACACCGCCCAGAAGCTCCTGCAGCTCTACCTGCACGGCTTTATGCAGGAGCGCAAGGAAATGGAGGCGGCGCAGGAATGATTTTGCTGGAATGCACAGTCGTAATGCGTGACGGCGATCGGAAAAAGCTTCAGGAGCAGCTTACGGCGGAGATCGGGCAGTCAGTCGTTCTTCTGCCGAGAAGCGTATCGCGGGCGAAGGAGCGGAATATCCTGTTCCTCTGCGACAGAAAGGCTTGTGAGAAATGCATCTATCCAACGTGCAGGCATACGCCGGAGCTGGAACACGCCAGAAATTTTGCACCAGCAGGATTTACGAAGCGCACGGACGGCGTGTGGGTAGAGCAGGAGGGCGTAACGATCGACCAGGACAAACTAGAAAAGAGGCTGGTTGAAGCAATGAGGGAGGCGATGGGGCTTGAAGGAGAAAAACGAAGTCCGCATGGTCTGGCGCTGGGATGATATCTTCCGTGTCTACCGCTGCCCATACTGCGGCAGACCGGAGAAACCGTGCTTCGAACTCTGGAAAAAAGGCGGTTTGAAAAAGAGCCTGCCGAGCCGCTGCACATACTGCAAAGGAGAATTGGAAGGAGTGGAAGGAGAAGAAAATGATCATTGAGATTTTGGAGCTTGCTGCTGCGCTGGAGTGGATCGCGCTGGGTGTGCTGGTGTTTTTCAAACTGCGGAGCCTGAAACGTCAGGCAGAAGTAGCGCTCGAGACACTGGACGCCGCAGCCTGGAAAAGCATCAAACAAGAAGAGGAGGTCTGGCGCAAGAACACCCCGAACGAGATTAGGGCAGCGTTCGGCTTTCCGCCGATAACGCCAACAGAATACACAGAAATGAAAATACGCGAGGAAACTGACCGCTGAACGCATGGCCGGAATTTCCGGCCACGCTTTGAGCGGGCAGAGATGGGAGGAGCTGAGACTATGGTAAAGAGACACAAGCGCCGGAAGTTTTCCGGGAGGGTCTGCGAGCAGATCGTGTACACGGTGGCGGGCGGCACAGATCCGAAGACCAGCCGGCCGAAGAAGCCGCGGTTCCAGTCGCAGGAAGAACGCGAGGAATTCAACACCAGGATCTCGGCTGCAAAGTTCGTGGCGCTGGTCAACGCCAACTTCTCACCGTCGAGCTATTACTCCACATTGACGCTAGACCAAGAGCATGAGGTACATACCGCGCAGGAGATGCGCAGGATCCGGGATAATTTCTACCGCCGCATGGTCTACCGGTATCCGGAAGCCAAGATTGTCATCGTCTACGGCCGGGGCAAATCGACCAACCGCTTCCACCTGCATCTGATCACGGACGGCATTCCTGCCGATGAGCTCGGCAGGCTCTGGGGCCTCGGCAGCGTCATCGACTGCAAACCGCTGCGGAAGCACAACTACTATCTGGATGAGAACGGAAACAAGGTCGACCACGGGCAGGACTACACGGCGCTGGCCAACTACCTGCACGGCCACTGGCGCAAGGAGTTCGGCGGCCACCGGTACAAGGCCAGCCGCAGCTGCGTCCGGCCGGAGCCGGAGCCCGCGACCGAGGCGATCCGGGACTACAGCCCGACGCGCCCGCCAGTCGCCCCGCGCGGATACATCCTCGTCGAGTCCAGAGCCACGCAGTATGGATTCCTATATTTCAAATATGTATGGGATCCCAAAAACGAGACACATAAGCGGAACGGGAGCCGCCTTCTTTAAGCCTTGTAAATGTGTTGAGTTTTGTGACGAAGAAGGAAGGAGCTGAACAGATGTCGAAACCAAGATACTGGTGGTACGGGAATGTCTGCCGCACCATCGGCGAATACCCGAAACTGAGCCGACAGGTTCGGGATATGAGCCGGCAGAAGATCACGCCGGGCTATTCCTCACAGCCAGGCGGGCAATCCTCCGGCCGCGCCGTCGAGGACATTGCGGTGCGCGTCCTGTCCTCACGGGAGTACGAGGACTACACGGCGATCCAGTCCGCCATCAACACCGTGCAGACCTGGCGGGACGGCGGCGATGTGCTGGAGATCGTGCGCCTGCATACATGGATCTGGCCGCGCGAGAGTCTGGAGTCCGCTGCCAGACAGGTGCACGTGAGCACATCCACGGCCAAGCGGATGTACAGCCGTTTTGTCTACGAGGCAGCGCGGGCAATGGGCTACCGCAAAAGTTGAGCTAACAGAGCCTAAAATCTGTGCTACAGTGATAGCGTGAAGAATTGGAGGGAACAGGATGCAGCCATGGGCCGCACGCTTTTATGCGTCCGGGCGCTGGAAGAAATGCCGCGCCGGGTATATCAAGTTCCGCCGGACCATCGATGGCGGGCTGTGCGAAGAGTGCCGGGACAAGCCGGGCTACATCGTCCATCACAAGCGGGCGCTCACGCCGGACAATATCACCGACCCGGACATCAGCCTGTCCTACTCCAACCTCGAGTACGTCTGTAAGGACTGTCACGATCAGTTTGACGGGCACGGAGTCGCAAAATCTCTGACGCAAAAAATTTTCTTCGACGCC